ACTTGAAGCCGAGGAACGTGTCATCTCACCAGCACTAAGCGCCTTGACGGTGGCGAAATCTGAGCTAGTAAGTTCAGTTTCTTCCAGAAGCGCCGACAGACCATTCGCGTGAATGACCATCATACGACCTTCAGCCGGGACGTTATTCGCGTCCAGAGCCTTCTTCGCCGCGAGTAGTTTGGCGAGGTTAAGGTTCGTACCCGCGCCGCCGACTTCGGTGCCGACAGTCGAGGGCGACGAAGCCGAGTTCAGCGCGTCGATGACAAGCTGATCCATCCGACGACCAATAGCGTTACCAACGACCTGCACCAGTTCACGGCGCTCATCGAAGTTCACTTTGGCCTGATGGAAGATGTCGCTGTATTCGGCAGCGATGTAGTCTTCCATCGTGGCGGACACCTGCGAGTAGGTGACGTTCAGCGGGGTAACGTCGGTCTGCGGTACGCGGACCGTTGCCGTGCCTTTCCCAATTTTCGGGAACTTCACGACCGAGCCTTCGACGTTGTTCCGCTCGCGGGTCGCACCTGCGAGCATACGGGAAGCCTGATAAGCCTGCTTGACTTCCGCATCGAACAACTGAACGAAAGCGTTAGAAATGCCTACGGCCATTTCCTTTTTCCTTTCAGTTCGGTTTACGAAAAACGCCTAGCAGGTATCCGTGTCGGGCTGCGGCTTGAACGGTTTTGCGCCTCGTCCCAAGGCCGGTCTAACGGGCCAGAAGGTTATCCGTCGGAATGATTATAGGAACGAGGCGCTACATTGTAAATAGGCTTTTGTCAAGACAGACTATGGCTAGTCCGCCTGATTTCGAACACTATTCTCTCAATTTTCTGGATCGTGCAGTACCCCAAGGAAGGACGTTTGTCGCTGTCTCCGTTGGGGTGATCCTCAAAAAAGCCACCATAATCAACGTCTGGGGCTTTTAGTTCTTGCTCTATGGGTGCTTGCCTTCTCATATCGCTGAGTAATCCTGTGTGCCATATACCTGATCGAACATCTTCTCGACCTTGGCGCGGTAGCCCGGATCGCTGATGTACTCAGGTTTTGCCACCATAGCGGACAGTTCTTCCTTCGACGGAAGGCCGTCAATCGGGCCGACATCCACCGGCACAGGCTGATCGCCATAATATGAGCGGACCTTCTGCAAGGCGCGCAGACCTTGGGCGGTGCCGCCCATGATCTTGAACTCCTCAAAGTCGTCGCCGCTCCACACACCCTTACGGACAAGACCCTGCGCCCACTCGGTCATGGACTTGATCGTCATGTCCGCGTTCGGCCCCAGTTTCTTGTGTTCTTCCTTGTACGAGACTTCGGCAAGTTCCTGCTCTTTCCCAGCCATGCTGATAAACTTTGACGCCAAGTCTTCGAAAGCCTGCTGGCTGATGCCGTTTTCTTTCGCCCAATCTTTGTACGTTGAGAAAAGTTCGTCATCTTCGCCGATATTAGCTTCCTCAAACATCTTCACGTCATATTCTTCAGGCGCTTTGTGCTTGCCCTGGGAGAACTTCTTCTGAAGTTCATTGTATGATTTTGCGAGATTCTCAAGGTCTGGCCCTTCATCATCGTTCCAGAACTTTTCTGGATACCAGTCAGGACGCTCGAACTCTACTTCCTCATCGTTTTCCGCGACAGTAACCTGCTCTACGCTAGGCTGATCGTCAGGAACGCGATGGTCGATTGCTGCTTCTTCCTGCGGCGCTTCTTCGACCGCAGGTGCCGCACCGGCAAGAAGACCCTCGCCGGAACTCTCTGTGTTTTCTGCTTCTTCGCTCATAACTGTGATGCCCTTTTAATACGCCGCTCAATTTCGCGGACCAGTGAATTTTGCCCTTCCCTAGCATAGCCGTGGCTTGCTTCTTCGCCCGGATACCAAGTAGGCTGCTCTATCGTCAGCGAACGCAGATGCTCCAATATCTTCTGCCCGTCTTCGCTGCCGAATACCCGCAGGTACATGCGATCAATGTCGTCACGTTCCTGCTCATTCGTGCGACGGAACTCCGGCGCTGCTTGCCGTAGTCCTTCCCACCCTTCTACTTCTGTCATTGTCCTCCTTCGATCATGCCCTGTTGTGCCGCCATCTGCGCCATCTCAGCCGCCTGCTGCATTGCCATCTGGCGCTCCTGCGGCGTTGTGCGGAGTTCAGCAGGAACCCCTAACTTATCAGCAATGTAATCGGCAATCGCACCCATGCGAGGAGCCATCGTGCCTTCCGGCCCAAGCGCCTGCGATAGCTGGACCCATTGCGTGATCTTCTCAATGTCGCCCATGTTCTGCGCCTGGGCGATTGGCGATACCGGAGATACCTTTACCTCCAAGCCATTCACACGCAGCGGCATCTCGATCATGCCGCGCTCGTCCATGACGTACATGACGCGGGACACAACCGGGATCATCGTCTCGGTAATCAGACGACCAAACGCGCTGCCTAGATTCTGTGCCAGTTCCTTCATGCGCTCTGCGATTTCGGTCGCGCTGCGAGCCGACATATTGTCCGGCGGCAGGGAGTCATCAAGCATGATCTTCTTCACGCTCATGCGAAGATCGTTAATCACGATCTGCGACACGTTGAAGTCGCCTGATCGCGGCAACTGACGCAGGCTCTCTCCCTGCGGACCGCCGTTACGCGCGACCGGGATGATAGCACCGGGCGTAATGCGGATGGTCTGCGGGTTCAGGACACCATCGTCTGCGGCCGTGTAGACACCAGCGATAGACAGCGATGCGTTCTTCAGCAGAAGTTCCAGCGTCTTGTTCAGCGTCTTGATGTCGGGAAGCGCCGTAATAAGTGGACCGCGACCGTAGACCTCGCCCGCGACCTTCATGTATCGCGCCACAATCCACGGCGATGACTTCATCTTGCGCTCGACCAGCGGTGCTTTGCCGTCCGGCCAGATCACCATGTAGTCGAAGTCGCCTCGCTGCACGTCAAGCACAGTCGCCTCAAGCAAGTCGATCTCGTCTGTCGGCTTCTCGTCGATCATGCGCTGAAGGCGATCCGGTATTTCCGCATCGACCCAGTGCTGCTTGATCGCCTCCGCCTTCAGGCGCATCCGGCGGTAAACATTATCGACCTTGCCGTGTGCGCCTTCTTCAATGGCAACGAGATACTGCGGGACCGGCGTGAACCGAATCGGCGTCGTTTCGTCACCCGGCTGGATGAGCATGACAGCCGTGCCGACAGCGAGGTCCATAAGAAACTCGCCCATCGCCAGATCAAAATTCGACTGACGCAAAACCGAAAACATTTTGTCTGCGTATGTATCAAGAACCGCCTGCGCCTCAAGCTGACGCTCCGGCGGGATATCCGGTCCCGGCTCCAAACGACACCAGCGCCCGTATGGCGGGAACAGACCCGACTGAATGCGGTTGGCGAACCGCTGCGTCGAGTTGATCGCGGTTGAGTCAAAGACGCGAACCATCTTGTTCTGCCCAGGCGACCCGCCACCTTCGTAATGACCGTCGTACAGATTGCGCTGCGGCAGCGCAAACTCGTAGCAATCTTCGTAAATCTGACGCCAGTTATCCTTGCGGCGCTGGGCCAATTCGTGACGTTTGATGACCTGTTCGACGGTGAGCATAATTAACCTTTCGCCTTGTTGCGGGCGCTAATCGCATTGGCCTTGCTCTTGGCATCGGCCTTGGAAGAAGCGCCCCACGCGCGGAGTGATAGGAGCAGGCGCGTGGGGCGACCTTTCTCGTCGCGCTCTGGGCCGGGCATTGAACCCATTCGCGCCAAGAAAGATGAACGACGTGGGTTATCGCCCTTTTTGACAGGCGCTTTCAGGTCCATACCCTGCGCCCGTGCGGAGGCACGGCCCTTTTCATTCAAACCGCCTGCGGGATTCTTACCCGCCTTGCGTTGCCAAGCTGGAGTCTTAGCCACGGGCGGCTCGCATATTGTCAATCAAGTTGGGGTACGGGCGACCGGCCTTTTTCGCGGCTCGCATTGCGGCGCGTTTCTGCTCAGACGTCAGGCTCTTGGGCTTGCCAATTCCTTTCGGTCGCTTCTTTTCCCAGACCTTCTTCATTTCTTCGGCTTTCCTGCCTTACGCATAGCGATAGCTACTGCTTGCTTCATGGGACGGCCTTCCTTCATCAGCATCTTGATGTTCTGGCCGATGGCCTTGTCAGACTTGCCCGCCTTCATCGGCATGTTACTTAGCCTTCTTCTTCATCATTGCGGTCTTCATGTTGACCTCGCTGATGCGCCCACCGTACTGCTTGGCGTATTCCTTCGCCGCAGACATACCAGCCTTCGTATAAGCGAACGTCTTGGTCCTTCCGTCTTTCATTACGACTTTAGGCATTAGCCGACTCCTAACGTATCTTGTTCTTCGCGTGTTGCACCGCCAGCGCCAAGAAGAGAACGTGCGCCGATGCGACGGGCGCGACGACGTGCGGCGGCTTCCTGCTCCGCGCGGCTGGCTTTCTCCACACCCGGCTCCGGCTCCGCTACGACTGGCGAGGGCGCGGGCGGCGTTGGCGGGGCAGCAGGCCGTCTTGACCCGCCCATTAGCCTGCTCCCAATGTCGTTGAAATACCTTGACGCGCATCTTCGCGCTCCATCGAAAGCAGTGCGCGTTGACCGCCAACGCCGCGAGCGCGACGACGTGCAGCGATCTCAGCTTCAGCCTTACGCTCGCGTTCTTCTAGCCGAGCCTCCTGACGCTCTTGCGCGGCAGTGATCTCTGGGTCAGGCTCAGGCGGCGGTGGTAGGGGTTGTGGAGCCGGCATCTTAGGCCCGCCAAAAATTCCACCCATTAGAAATACCTCGCGTACATAAAATGATCGGATTTGTCAGGCCCATAATTCCTCATAAGCCCTTCCTCCGTGAATCCTAATGCTTTTGTCCATCGGAT